ACGGTGTATAGATCTTTGTATTGTGCTTTTGCCTCATTTGTTGCCTCTACTATCTTTTGATCAGAAAATTTTGATACTTCTACTGCTGGTCTTAGGTGTCTTTTAACGGCGGCATTAGCTTCATCCCTAGTATCAAATTTTATCCCTTTCTCTTCAAAGTAATGGCCTATTACGTTGATGTGCCTAGCTTTATGGTTTTCCATCTCCTTTAAGTATTCTTTAAAATTAAATAATTTGGGTGGCGCGCCGCTTGCCGGCGCAATCTTTTCTTTTGTATCTCTTTCTTTTATCTTTTCTTTTGTATATATCATTTTTGATTCCCCCAAATTATCTTTTTTGATAACCACCTTATTATCTTTTTTGATAACCTCTTTTTTACTAGTTATCTTTTTTGATAATTGTTCCCATTTATCAAAATCCTTATTAAACTTGTATATATTACCTCTTTGGTTATCTTTTTTGATAACCTCTATTATCTTTTTTGATACCAGCTTGGTTATGGCTCTTTGACAGGTTGGCTTCTTCATACCAGTAATTTGAGAGAATTGGGATAGGGCTATATGATCTTCTTTTTTATTAAATCCATAGGTTTTCCTGATTATTGTCCACATTACCAAATGTTCTTCACCGGAGATTCTGTAAGAACAAATCTTCTCTAATATTTCATTCGCTATTACTGTATATCCATTTTCTTTTTGCGGATTTGCCATTTTATTTCTTAACAACTAAAAACTGCAGACAAGATGTAACCGCGCTAACAGTTTTCTCTTGCCTACAGTTTTCAATTTTTAAAAAATTTAGCGCGGTCATATATATATATTATATTCTTAATAAATTTTAGTGTCTAGCGACTTTTAGTGACCACTGTGGATAACTTTTTTGTATAGTATTTAGTGGCTCTATTTCTGTTTAATATAATTCTACAGGAATGACAAGTTGCCCTATCACAATAATTATTTCTTTCAATTAACTTACTACAATATTGGCATTTTAATATTATCTTTCTCATTTTATTTTCCTATTTTTCTTTTATTTTCCCATATTTTCTTTAATCTATCCAGTCCAGGATATATTTGTCCTATTGCCGGTGCAGAATCTCTCCAGGCTAGGTAGTCGGGGCTATCAGGAAATTCAAACCCATTTTCTTGGAAGTAACGTAAAATGTTATCAAGCAAATTCTGCATATCCGCCTTGTTATATTTTGCCGTGCTGATCGGGACAATCAAGGTTGCTCCTTTGATGTTTTTCTGATAAATCTTCTTTCCAAACTCCATTTTTAAAGCCTCCCTAGCCTCTGAAATTGAGTTATAAGCTACTTCCGACTGGAAAAAGAAATATGGTGCCACTGCCCCCTCAAAAAACTTCCGCATATCATAGGAAATCTCCTCGTCTAAAATAAATTTTGCCCGCTTGCCGTCATTTTCCCTAGCAAATTGAGCAAACATCTGCTGTTTTGTTTCCGTGCCACCTAGCTCAAAATAGGGATAACCAATGGCATATTTGATCTGAACCAAAAATTCTTTTTTCATTTTAAAATAAAGTTTTAACTTTTTCTTCTTGATATTCTTTTCTCCCTTTCCAGTTATAGTTCTTGATCTGCGATATATGGACCAGTTTCGGTTTTTTCTCTGCTGTCTGCCAAGCCTCGTGCCACTTACTTAGTATTTCTTTGCCAAAGGTAGCCACCGGAGCCTCTATGGTTATATCTCCCCGGAGAAAGTTCGTGCCAATTACTGTGGGATACCAACCCTCTTCTTTTCGGACCACCAAATTAAAATACTGAAGTTTCTGAAAATTGTTGTATTGGTTTTTAGTGAGGTTTAAATCCTTTTGTAAATTACAACCTGTATGCTTTCTAAAATAGAAATCATTTAGCTGTTCTAAAGACTGAATCATTTGCGCGTTGACGTTATGGGTATATGCACTTGTCATATGGCCACAACAGTCACAATTCTTCCTAAAGTCCATTGTATTTTTTATTAAGATAATCTCGTTTTCTAATAAGATCTGTTGCTTTTGAATATTTTCGGAGTGTAGCTTCATCCGCTCTGTTTAACATTATGTGTTCGCACTGTTCTTGGTAATAGGTAATATTCTCGTGAACACTTTTCGCTAGGGGAAGAATACACCATTTTTCTTGAACATTTTTACCAGCGAAGCGGTATGCGTGGTGCCATTCTATTTTTTCATCAGTCTTTCCTGTAATACAGCACTGCTTGTAAAAGATGTCTTCGGCCATTTCTTGTCTTAATTTAGGAGGTATTGGAGTCATAATTTTTTAATATTAAACGCTATATATTCTTTTCCTTTAGGAACATCCACCTTGCTCACAATAAATTTGTAAATCTGATTATCGTTATATCCATACTTCTCGGCTAAGGCATCATTTACACATTTTACCAAATTGTCAGCGTCACATCTTTTTGAGCTTACTCCGAACTCATACTCAACTTCTAACCTAGCTGTGGAAGCCTGAATTTGGGGTAATTTTGGGGCTAGAAGGCCGATTGCTTGCTTATATGAGGAAAGTTCTTCTGTGGCGAATCTCCTGCCCCTATACGCAGAATTGAGCGAAAGAGGCCTGATAGTAATTCGGTGCATTAGAATGTAAGTTCGGTTACAATTCTTTTAACTTCCTCCAAAGTTATCATCTCAAAGTCCAACATTTCAGCTACCTTATCTTTCACCTCATCCCTCGTCACCGTGAAATAAAAGAAGTCTTTTGATGGTATGCGCGGATCATAGAAACAGAAGTAAAGTTTTTCTAGCTTTTCGTTTACAATGAAGGCTTGTAATACCTGCTCTTCATATTCGCTAGGCACTTTCTTTGTCAGCCAAGCCTCAATATGACTCTCACTGGCTAGACTTTTACACTCTACCACTTCAGCCTCACTGATAACTCCGTCTGGAGAATAGGCAATATTTCTATTATCTTCTCGGACCCACATAATTAAACTACCATCTACTTTTTTGCCGGTCTCTTTGGCAAATCTTTCCAAACAGATAGGCTCTAAATAGTGGCCACGTTCTTTTGGATCAGATGGCACTTCTTCTTCATCTTCAATCGCCACCTGTTCAGCAATTATTTTGTAATAGCCTTTTTTATATCCACCACCGCGCTTTAAAGTAATATCACCAAGTTTTGAGCCGGTAATTTTACCTTCTCTAAATTTTAACCAGTCCTCTTGTGTTTCAAAAATTTTAGTAATCATAATTATTTTAAGATTAACTTCATCTCGTCTTTAACACTAATAACATCTTTGTCGCTTTTGACTGGACTGTCCACAAAGATTTTCTGTAGCTCGGCCAAGTCCTTAGCTTCTTTTAATTGTTTAATCACCCCGGCTACTTCCTTTTCGTGCTTCTCTAGTTTGAATTTGTTGAACTCTTCCATTTCTTCTGAACTAGCAATTTCGCCAGAAGCCATATAACCTAGAATAGCTAAGGCTCGACCGATTGCTATGGTCTCAAGTTTCTCAAAATTTTTATCACCTGTTATTTTACCGATAGAGTGGCCAGTCGCCTCACCAGAATTTGGATTAGCTTTATCTTTTAAGATACGGGCAGTAAACATCATTGTGCCGTCAGTTTGAGGCTCTGGATGCGTTTCAATCAAGCCATTCGGGCAAGCCTCTCTAAACTCCTTTATTCGGGCCGGCACTGTGGCATAGGCTTTTCCTTTGAGATCAATTGTATCTGTTTTTTTACCCATTGTCGTGTTATTTAATTAAACCTGCATTTATAAACGCTGTCGCCCAAACGGCTGATACGGCTAGGGCCACAATAATTCCACAAATTATACCTCCGATAACGAACCCTCCAATAAATGTTTTTAATTCTTTTCTCATATTTTTGTTTATTACCTATCCTCTAAATTATCTCGATAACTATCAGGGTCTTCTTCTTTTGGGGGATTACAAACCGGACAAGGTTCATAATATTCGCTATCGGTGCCGGCTTCTCTAGTTATAACACCATCCCCACCACAAATTTCACACTTAGGATATTTTCTTTTCATTTTGATGAATCAAATAATTGTTAATCAAAATTGCTACTAAATTATGAATTTTTACGCCTTCCTTGTCTGCTGTCTTCTTCAAAGCTAAATGAACTTCCGGTGGCATCCATACCGCCTTCATTTCATCTGCATCTATCTTTAAATTTTCTTTTATCATTTGCTTGTTTTTAATTTAATAATATCGACCATTTCATATATTATATATTATAAAATTATAATAACAAGCGTGGGGCTGTGGAAAACTCCATTTCATCTGACTATTTTCTAAAATACCCTTAAATATCAACATAAAAAATACTATAAAAAATATTGAGGTAGCAAAAAACCCCTATTCTTTTTAGGTGCTAGGGGGTTCTCGCTCGATGCTTTGCAATCAGGCGAAGCACGAAATTATAGTCCAAATTTTTTCCCGGTATAATTGGAACCGTCACGCCACTAGACGATGTATCGGTCGTTCCTTGCAATTAAGCACCTACTAGATCGGCTGTCAGAATAGCGAGCAAAGTTTGTGACAGGAAGCCCCGCTCAAGGCCATTATTTATGCTTAGGCGGTGGTTATTCCTCGGCTACTGAAAATGATAGACGATTACCCCCATTGTGCTACCTTGAGACCAGACAGGCCTTCCTGCCACAAAATAATATTTATTTTTTTACACCACCCAAACTAATGTCACCTTTCTGATACCTTCTAAAGGCAATATACAAAGCTACTCCACCGGTTAAGATACCAGCAATGGCATCGTTTGCAATTTCAATCCCAAAGGCTTTTAAAACACCAACAATCACCAATGCTATTGCCCCCACATATTCTTGACTCATAATTTTGTTTAATTAAACGAATAAAGTTTTTGCTCTAACTCAGCCCAACTCTTCCGACCAGCCACGAAGGCTACGGAGTAGGCTTTACAAAAATCACGAACGGCATTGTCGGTCACGGAAAACCAGTTTCCTGTCAGGAGTGTCGGATCATTAGGGAAGTAACCCAAGGCTTGTAAAACAGCCTGCATTGATTTCACGGTTCCAGTATAGACCGGCACGGTTTGCTCTTTCGTGAACTTAAATCGGCGAGGGTATGCGTGTATCCAACATCTACTATTAAAAAACTCACGACTAATATATTTCTGATAATATTGTTCGGTATCAGCCGAGTCCTCTATTTTAATATACTGGATTCCATTTTTTATATCAGTAAAGGATTCAGTTCCTACTACACTGTGATTATATCGCTTATCATTACCAAGTATCTTTGGTTTAGAAGTTCCAAACCACTCTCCTGGACCGAAAGCGAACCAAAGCATTATAGGCTTCTTGGTTTTTTCAAGGGTGGCGGCAGTAGTGTCAAAATCTACCGTGTCTATCCAGTCCGGGGGTAAAGCAAAAGCATCAGCGCTTTGCTTATGATAATCTTCCACCTTGAGGTTATTTATCTGTTCTTCTGTCAGTCCTTCGCACGGAAGTAAATCATAAAGGCAAGCCCCTTCGGATGCTAATGCTCTAATATCAGTAAAATGCATACCAAGGCCTGGCTTGTTTAAGCGCCTAGGATAATAAAAACCTGGGGAGAACTTAACCTTCCGGCCAGTCAGACGGTAGTAAAGTATCTGGGCGATCTTGGCCATTGTGAAGGCTACGCACGAGGACTGGCGAGCCTGATATTGATAAGTAAATTTCTCTAGTTCAGTTATTTTTTTAACAGGAAAATTTGGAGCAACACTCACACCAACACCTTCCTCAAAAGAATGAATACTATTACCAAGATTCCTTTCAGGTAAAGCTCCTGGGATCCATTCTTCTTCTCTACTAAAAAGTTTTTTTATGAAATTCCACATATATCTATTATAAAATTAAATAATCTTTTAAACAAGTCCACAAACCAATACTCTTTATTCACAGATCTTTTTTTTAGCCAATACAATTTAGCCATTGCAATATCTGCATCAAAGGAATAGAGTTTATAAGAATTAGTATAACTATCAAATATTTTCCAGCCGTGATCGTTCCAGCCATAGCAACAAACATAATGATTTGGTTGGGCGATTTGTTGATAGATGCCTTCATCATCACAAGACCAAGCAAAGACGGCCATACCAACTGGGCTTCGTTTCAGAGCTTCTTTAATCAATTTTATTTTTTCTTCCTTCGTTCCATTTGTAAAAACCCATTCGTGTTTTATATCAAAATGTTTTAAAAATTCTTTACCTTTTTTTAGGAAGTGCTGAGTCATCGGCTTTGGTGAATAAAAATCATCCCAAGACTGTATCGTTTCATCAAAGGGTAAAAGGATTTGGTCAATCAATCCATTCTTCCTGATGGCCTCCCCAGCGGTATGTGGTGATCCACCAGTTGGACCTATATTTGCCAAGACTCCATTAAACCTTTCAGCAAAATCTCTCTCTTCGTGGAACATTTTATTAAAAAGTATCTCAACGCAATTTATAGTTCCAAAAATAGTGCAAGCCATTGTTTCTACGTCATTTGTATTTTGTATCTCTTTCGGTGGCAAAAAATTATCCCATTGTCCGTCCGGCTGGATTTCTTCTGTGCCAATAAAGCCACCACCTAGATAGTAGTCTTCTGGTTTTATTTCATCAAATTGTAAACCAAAATTTTTCATTTGTCTTTAGCAATATGCTCAATTACCATATCTCTAGTATTAAAAGAATCCCGAACAGTAATAAAAATAACTGGTAAAATGATCAGGCAGAAGAGTGCTAATCCCCCTGATATATACATTTTCCAACCCTCAAGTTTTGTGACTCGACCGTTGGTTTTAATTGTCTGTGCCAAAATCTGGTCCAGCTTTGTTTCAAACCTTATTAAATTGTCGTGATCTTTTTGTTGTTGATCCATTTGCTTATAAATTGTGTCTGGGTATTTTATAAGCCCAGAACGTTAATAAAATCATTGGTATTTAGCCCTGTTATCGCACAGGGCAAAGCGTGGGTTATCGTTAGGAGTGTCCTAACGGCAAATCCAGTTGGTCAGGAGACACAGGCGGGTGCTTCTGCACGAGCTGTATCTCGTAGTCGGGGTCAATGAGAAAGGTGTTGATGTAGAAGCAGAGCTTCTCTAATGGCATTGTTCCTTTCAGAATATGCCACGCCACGTGCCTTGATTGTGGAACCAAAGCCGTATTTCTCTGGGAGTTATCACCTCCCCGAGACTTCTCCTTCCTATGATGCACTGTCCAATTCATTCTGTGCCTCCAGTTGTTTGGTTTTCTCCGTGAACCATTTCGGCAGGACAGTAATTCCAGCCATCAGGTCGATGCAGTAATCCTCAATGAATTTGGGGATTTCTGTCAACCTCATCGTGTCTTCCATTTCTTCATCTTGTTCTAGCCAAGAGACGAAGTATTCGTGAACACGCTTGTTACTCCAGTGCCGTTCATTGTAGTGAAGTGCTAGAGCAAACACTACGACAGGGTGGAGCTTAAACTTCTCACACACCGCCAGTAGTGCTGTTATCATCTTGCACCTCCTCAATGTGAACACTGATAGGCGTATAGTTCCGACAGTCCAGATTGTTGGGGTGGTGATTTGTGTCCAAATCCTCACCGCAATCAGGGCAGTCGCCTGTGAATCTATGCAGACAGATTATCATTTTTGACCCCCTATATGTTAGTAATTCAATTCAAAGCAGACACTTCACAACAGTTGCCATTTAAGGTCTTAGCGTGGCTCGCCACCCGCTGACGGACTTTCAGCCGATGTAATTCTCGGAGAAACTAATTCTTGCTCGGGTGCGTTAGCATCACCTTACAATTATGTTGCCATCATATTTCTCCAAAGTCTAATTCATTGTAGACGTTTAGTCTGCCCTGAATTGAATTACTAACTTGTGTTAAAGAACTATAAGTTTAACGACATTATGGGGTCGTTTTTTTTATTTTAAAACTACGATGTTCCGCTCTGTGATGTTTAATACATAACCATTTGACCTTTAACCAATTTTCTTTCTCATAACCCAAATAATGATGAGCTTCTATATTTTTAGTTGTCTTACAAATCTCACAAGGTAATTTTTTCATCCTGCCAAATTTAATCTCATCCTTAATTTTATTCCAAGCAGATCGTCTTAAAAAACTTTCTAGTTTATTTTTGTAGAGAATTATTTTTCTTTTAGTAGATTCACCATTTTTTCTCTTTTGTCTCCAATAGAAATGGTAAAGTTGAGCATACTCTTGATTATTTTTTGCCCACTCTCTATGTCGTTTTAAGTCTTTTTCTTTTGTCATTTCTCTATTATATAATATTATCTATCTTATTTATAGACGTATAGAATCGTCTAGATTGTCAAATGTGCGAACAATAAACTTAGCAAAATAGCCAAGATAACCGACATTCCTGTTTTCTTTGAACTCAATTCGTATCTTTTAGATACGGTCTTACCTGTGATTTTAAGTGAGACATATTCCCAGACACTTATCACTCCAAACAGGGAGATTAAGATACCCGATAACCAAGACTCACCAACGAGCCAAGTATAAAGAGTAGCCAGTAAGCACTCGCCAATCAGCAACCCTGTTATTATTTTTTGATTATTCTTCTGCATCTTTTAATTGGGCTGAACCATCTTCGTTAAAGATAACTTCATAAGGTGGCACTAATTTCTTCCAGTCAGGATTGATAATCATAATAGAATCCTGCCACATTGAATGGGAAGCAAAGATTTTATATGCCTCCGTGCCTAAATAACCCAAGACTTCACTTGCTACCTCTCGGCTAATTGGATTAGCCACTGTCCGATAATTAGTATCAGGAATATCTACTACATCACTTCCCCATAAATCGGTAAAAGCTGATATACACCTATTCTCCTCACCCATTTTTTGATTAGGAGCTTTTGCACAAAGATTCTTATAAATCTTTACCCCTTCACTCTCATTTATTTGTCCATCAAATATACTCATATTTTTATTTTATTATTATGGAGGGGTGACTACCCATCCAGTTATTAAACCATTTTTGATTGTCACAGCGTGTGCATTACCATCGGCATCATTAAAGCTTCTGGTGTCAGTCATTCCAGCTGTTCCGTCAGAACTGTTATATCCGTCTGTCTGTAATACTCCAGCGACATCTAATATACCAGTTCCTACGACCTTCGGATTGATAAGCATATTAGTGCCGTCATAGTATATTGAAGCATCATCTCCTGCTCCGAAATAAAGCTTTTTATTATCTGCCCTTATAAATATATCATCATCTGTTGCAGTAGTTCCGCTAAGGTTTATAGCTTCTGTTGTATCGCTAGTAAAAATGCCTACTGCAGATGGACCAGGAACACCGATTTTAAAGGTAATTTCTCTTTGGTAATAACCATCGGTCATATTACCACTAACTCCAAGAAACTGATAATACCTATACCCCGAATCAATTAAATCCACACTAAATTCTGTTCCAGCAGCAGAACCACCCCAAGTAAAATTTGAAGAAACATCAGTCCAATTAGAACCATCATTACTACCCTGTACTTTCCAAGTACCATCTCCATTAAAAGTTCCGTTATAATATATTTTGAAATTATCAATCCAGTAATTTGCACCAACACCAAAATCAAATCTTAAATATTTTCCAGTGGCGGATTGTGTATTAAAATACAAATTGTTACTTTGAGAACCGTCTATAATATTTGCTAGGGTGTTAGCATAAGTCATATTTGTAGAAACAGTTACCCATCCCCTTCTATCTCCCGAACCGCCTGTGTTTGTATAAGCGGTAACTGGTGCTGAACCACTTGGACTCATATAGATATGTGGTGAATCTATTGTTGACCCAATACCAATTTTAAGTTTATCATTAGTATTATCTAATGCGAGATAACCAGTTGACCCACCAGAATCAGTAAGAGTAAGTTTAGGAGTTGTTTTACTTATTGTTAAATCCCCAGTAAACGGCTGATTACTTCCATCTAAGAGAGCAGCACCACCAGCACCAAAAGATAAGTTACCATCATCATCTACTGCTACTACTCCAGCCCCATTACCAGCTAGGGATTCTAATCTAACACCACCTTTCACTCTTAAAGCTAAATCGTTGGTTCTATCAAGAACTTTTACATAGTTATTATCATCGTGGACATAGTTGCCATAAACATTGGAGTCTACATTTCCATAATCAAAGAAAGCAACATAGCCTGGAAAGTTTATACCTCCTTCTAGGTCTAAGACAGCTGTGTCATCAGTTCCCAAAGTAATATACCCTCTACCTACCTGAGAAACCCCTAGATACTTTACAATATCAAAAACAAAGTTTGGCTCGCCAGGGACTGGTTCGTTATTAAAGTTGGCATAAGTGCCACCACCAAGGTCGTGGTTCATTGAGAAATAATCATTAACCGTAATGCCGTCATCAAAAACTGGAGAACCACCCGTGACTGTTTGTGGAGTGGTTTGGTCTAAGTGAAGAGAGAGTGGGTCGGTTTCATCAGTTAAATATGAACCAATAGGCTGAAAGGTGCTAGTAGCATAAGCTATCAAATCAGTTTGATCTGTAATAGTGCCGACAATAGTTCCCCAAGTGGTAGTGGCTGTTATGCCTACATAGTTTGTTGCATCTACAGTATCAAAATAACCAGTTCGCCACCGTCTAGTTGTGGTGCCAAGGTCGTAGGTGCTATCTGTTTCCGGTATCAATGTTCTTTCTATCCTATAAGGTGCTGCTCCAAGTTTAATATCTTCTGACGTAAAAAACTGTAAAGCAGAAAAAACTACCGCAAAGCCAAGAACTCCAATTATTATTTTTTTAATATCATTCAACATATAATATAAATAAAGTTTGGTTCTGCTCGGGAGCGCCTACTTCTGCTGTCATTTCAAGCGTTAAAGCAGTATCAGTCCAATCTATTAAAGGCCGGTAAACAATAGGAAACTGCGTGCTGTAAACGGCCAATACTCGGCTGTGAGCTGGGATAGTAAAACTTTTAGTTACACCATTACATTGATCCGTTAAATCGTAATACTGGACATTACTACCAAAAGTTCCGGTGCCACGGCCTAATCTTTTCTTTCCATCCACTTTTACTTTTGGAAGATTTTTAATATGCTTTGCATCTATTTGTTTGTCTGGGGTGATCGGCAAGCTATTTATTTCCCTTACAATATCCTCGCCTTTTAATTCAAATTTTGGAAAGTCTTTTTTGATTTTTTCCACTAGCATTTTTATCTCTACAGAATGTTTCTTGTGCTTAGCCTCCATTTCACCCTCTAGCATAGTTGTTTCGGACATAACGCAGTCTGATACCATTTCACGGATTTGAGCCTTTGAGGGATAATCTATGCCCTTCTGAGGGGTCTTGCCGTCCTCACCATCAAAATAATCCCTGTTTTTTACAGGGGTGTAGCCGTCTTTTACTTCTGGTATCTTAATTCCAGCTTGTATTTTTTTAGTTATATCAGCAATACTGCCACGAATTACTTCCCCGGCTTCTTTCTTAGCGATTTGCGAGCCAAGTTCAGACAGTATTTTTTTTGTTTTATCTTCATAAACAGATTTCAGCTCATCCATTTTCTGCATATACTCGCCAGAGATTTTTTGAGTCATTTCCAAAAGAGCCATTACAGGGTTGGCTTTGAATTTAGCCGATAGAGTTAAGTATTCTTTGGGATTTATTTTAGAAGTCATTTTAAAATGTAACAACCTTCCATTTGCTGAAATAATATTAGCATAAAAAAGTAGTTTCAACAATATGGTGTGGATAAAATTTTGTAGGGGATACCGGTAACGCTCCGATTTGTGCTGGTTATGAGCCAACCGTGATGACTTCACCACCCACCCCCGATCTTAATATTAAATATTTTTGCTTTTTAAATTCTTTCTGGTCTTTGTAAAAACGCTTGGACGCTTTTCGTCCGGACCAAGTCCAAGTATATCGTTTTATTTTCTTTCTGGATGCCATTACACCGAGGGAGAGCATACTAGGCTGGCTAGTCGGAGGTGAACCGAGGCCGATTATTTGCACTCTCCCGCCTTATCGTTCAACAACTCAGGGATACAGCAATACTATCACAAAAATACAAAGTTAGAAATATGCTTGACAAAAAACAGAGCTGAGAATATACTTGATATATCGTAGTAGGTCTACGGACGAGAGAACAATGCTACCAAAAAATAGTTTTAGATAATATCAAAGAACCTTTAGAGGTAGCCCCGAGCGAAAGTTCGGGTCTCCGTCTAAGGGTTTTTTAATATCGGACTTTCTGGAAGGAAGGATGGCTCTAATTTGGGTAACCTTTTTCTTTTTCTTTTTCTGGGGACTTTTTCTTTTTTCTCTTTGTCCACTTTCTCTTGTTTTCTTTTATTAACTCTAATCTAACTAAAAAAATGGCAAAACGAGCAGACATTACAAATCAAAAATTCAATAGACTAACGGCTCTAAGTATGGCTGGTAAAGATAATTGGGGTCGGTTAAAATGGCTTTGCCTTTGTGAGTGCGGAAATAAGGTAATCTTACCGGGCGGAGATATTAGAAGTGGACACACCAGATCGTGTGGGTGTTTGCAATCAGAGGTCACTGCCAAAAGAAATTTCAAGCACGGAATGTCCTTTTGTAGATTTAATAATATATTTAGAGGTATACAAAACAGATGCCATAATGCTAGCCAAGTAAAAACTGCAAAAAGCTACTTCTTGCGTGGTATTAAAAATGAGTGGAAATCCTTTGAGGAATTTAGAGATGATATGTATGAAGAATACCTAAAACACGTTGAATTATATGGAGAAAAAAACACTACTATTGATAGAATAAATAGTCTTGGAAATTATTGTAAAGAAAACTGTCGGTGGGCAACCATTAAAGAGCAACAAAATAACAAAAGCTCAAACCATTTTATACGCTTGAATGGTGTGAGTAAAACCATCTCTGAATGGTCAGACTTTTTAAAGATTCCTTATAGTTTTATTAAATACAAAACAAAGATTGGAGTTCCGCTTTGTGATATAATCAAACAATATGAAATATCAAAATAAAAAAGTGATAGGATTTTGGGGGTATTTTAAATACATCAAAGAAGTCCGAGAACGAGAGAAAAGGGTTATAAGGATGGACGACTCAATAGTCTTCACATTTTGGGCTAAGATTTTAGCAAAGTTTATCAATTAAAGGTCGCTTTACAAAAATAGATTAAGTAGTATTATACATATATGGATAAAGAACTAGAAGGCTAGCCGGGAATAACTTAGAAACAAAATGAACGAAACAGAATTAGAGAAAACATTGATAAGCACAAAACGAAATACACAAGCTAATTTAGTATTGCAATATAGTATTTTGTTTATATTACTTTTAACTTTATTACTGAAATGAATTACGAACTAGCAAAAAAACTAAAAGATGCAGGTTTCGTTTTTAAAGAATGGTATTTAGAGTGTCATAATGGACAAAGTTCTGAATTACAATGGGATAATGCTGAGTGGGAATATCCAACCCTCTCCGAGCTTATAGAAGCGTGCGGGGATAGATTTGAATTATTAGAAAGGAAAGGATTAAACCAGTGGCATTGCCGTCCTTGTTATGGAGAATGTAAGAATTATTCTACACCGGAAGAAGCTGTAGCAAATCTTTGGCTAAAATTACAAAACAAATAAAAAAGTAATACAATAAATATATGAAACAAACAATAGCAGGAATTATATTAGTAGTAATCTGGGTAGGATTTATGTTGTTTTTTGGTGATTCAAAACCTGATGTTAGAAATTATAATAGAAATCAGAATTTGGAAAACCCTTGTGACTTTATGAATAGCGGTCAATATAGCGTTAATTGTTAGTCTTCTTTAGGTGCGTAGATGTTTTTAAATTCTTTTAATACACCAGCTCTAATAAGCAGATTTTCAAGTTCTGTTCTTTTGTCTTTGTCTCTAAAATACTCAACAGTTTCCAAATCAATAGGTTTCGGCTTGACTCCAGTAAATAAATTCAAGGCTTTCGCACCGCCAATAGTCTCATCTTCTGGCCTATATATTTCATAAAGATAACCAAACAAACGTGATGTAGGTAGGTTTCTTAATATATGCAGTTTTTCTGGATCAGCTGTATAAGTCATTTTCTCTCCAGTCTTTATCATTTTACCTTGTGCATTTTTAGTATAGACATTTTTAGGAACTTCTTTAAAGCCAATAAATTCTTTTAGAAAATCTGGCAAAATCTGATATTGCTTTGCATCCACAATTTCACCAAGCGGTCTATCCTGGAAGAAGTCTTTACCAAAAGCTTGTTCTAGTGGAGCCTTAATCAGAGGGTTCATAGACGAAGCTATCTTTCTAATTGTGTCAGTGAATGTCGGGCCACCCACTTGGCCAGGTTGTTCAATCGGAGTTCCAAAACCGCCAGCCACAATCGGCTCTCCTAGTTTATTTTTACCAAAGCTAATTATCAGCTGTTCTTTCAAATAGTCTGGTAGTTTCTCTCTCTCTTCTGGAGTCAAACCTCCAGCACTGGCTAAGTTCTCAAAGAAATTAAGCACGTTATTTATCCTTTCAGGATTTTCCCCAAGTGTTTTTAATTGCAGTTCAAGATTCTTTCTGGTGAATGAATAGAAAGGTATTATTCTCCTCATTATTTGGCTTTCAAAACTAGTCAAAGCACGGTAATCAAATCCAGCCGCCTCTGCTAAACGCAAAGCCTCATCTACTTTTTTACCTTGACTCAGTGCCGTAACATAAGCGGTAGCTTTCTGTTGGTGTTCAATATACTGGCCAATAGCTCTGGCAATTTTAAATGGTGTAGCTTCTTGCCCAAGTCCAGCAGTTTTTAATGTAGTTTTAAGGGCTTCTTTTGAAAAAGCACCAGCCACTTGTTTAAGTTCCGTTCCTTTATCTATTGCATTGAGGAAATCATTATTGTAAAAAGTATCACCAGAAAATCTATCTACAAAAGGTTGCATTACATCAGAAAATTTTGTAGTTTTGCCACCCAGAGTAATAGTTCCAGCTGGTATTTTCTCACCTTTGCCCATTAAGTAGGCTATCTTCTGGCCCACCGCAATATTTTTAGGATTAAATACATCCTTTCCAAGCACTTCAAAGTTCTGAATATTACCGGATACATAGTTTCGGACGTGGAAAGGTGCAAATAATCCAGTTACAGAACGCTTAAATAATGAGGTAACGGCATCAAAACCTGTTGCTTTAGCCAGAGTGTTTATAGTTTGGAATCCAGTATCAAGACTATCACGGATCAATGCCCCATCATATTTTGAAACATAACCAAGTTCTTTTCCAAAACTACCTTTTTCTTTAATCAAAGTAAAACCATTCTGCATTGCCTCATCAACACTTTTAAAATCGTCCAGTTTCTTGCCGTATTTACTCACAAAGCCCTCAAGAAAATCACTTGTCATTCTATCACTCACAATTTGGCTTTCTCTGGTAAAGAACGCTTTGGCTGGGTCAAGCTCCATATTTTCATTAGTCAAAAGGTTTTTAAATTGTTTTCTGTATCCCTCACTTCCCACTTTTATACCAGTAGTTTCGTTAAGGAATTTCTGCACTTTGTCTTTTTTGATAAATGGAAAATAAGTTTCGTAAGGATTTTCGGTAATTCCTTCGGCAAACTTTTTAGAACGATCTATTTGTTCTTCAATCGTCTTTTTTAATACAGGGTCAGTTGTTTCAGCCGCTTGTCTAGCAAGGGTTGCTAGTTCGTCACCAGATTTTCCTGCTTCACGGGCCACAAATTCTGCTCTTTTACCAGCAATAAGTTTTAATGCTAGTTCTTCTCTCTGAGAAGGAGTTAAGATTCCAGTGCCAAGACGGTCAAGGTTAGATGAAGCCAGCCCAAGTTTCGCTTTCTGTTCTCGGCTCAAAAATGTCAACACATCTTCCTTTGCTCCCTTTGTAGACTTATAACCATAGGCAAAAGCACGGCCAATAGCGTCCTGAAGGCCTGTGCCAACGAGTTTTAGGCCCATTTCGGCTTCCGGTGCAACTTTACCAATTCCTTTCAAGGTGAGCTTTGTAGCCCCTTTAGCGGTGGCTCCAATTCCTCTCATTATCGCCCCACCAAAATAAGTAGTTGGGTCCAAAAGCACATCCCCCACAAATCCTATTCCAAATTTAGCAATTTTATTTTCTACTCCCATTTTTTCAGCCACATCAGAAAATGTCCTTCTTGTCCCCTCGTAATCTTTACCAGTAAGAGCAGAACCTAAACCTTTAGCTATTCCTTTGGCGTATTCACCGGCACCAGACAAAACACTTCCTTCTTCAATTCCCGTGAGTAATGCTTCGGCCGGATTAAAAGCCCCTAGTCCTTTACTTAATCTTTGCAAGACTGATAACTTTGGTGCAGTATCAGTAATTTTTCCAGCTAGTCTTCCAAGTCCCACTTCTTCCGCTTTTTGTTTTAATCCCTCAACAGTTGATAGGTCAGCTTTTTTAGTTGTCACTTTAGGAGTTGATAAACCAGCAAGGCCTTTAAGCCCGCTAGTTGTAGTCGCTTTCTTTTGTGACAGGGAGGCTAGAGACATAGTTTTTATTTAAATAAGAAACTGCTGATCTGGTTGATTGTGGAATTTAAAGCATCCTCTCCTTTTGCTCTATTCGCAGCACTTGTCGCTTCTACTTTTGAATATCCCTCACGAATAAGAGTGTCTATAATGCTTCCAGTGCTTGAACCTTGTTTAGCCAAGAATTCCGCACGGCTATCCGCTTGGGTATTTACCTTTGTTGTTTCACCTGAAACACCATAAACTTCATCAGCTATTTCTTTGGCGGCTTCTTTGTCTGTAATAGTTTTATCATTTTCAATTTCCTTGATAACGGTTTCATAACTATTATTTGAGTCTTTTGCTCCAACAATAAGGGTTCTTAGTTTAGCTTCTGGGCTATTTAAAGTGGCAATTTTTGCATTAGCTTGAGCCTTTGTATCACCGGCAATAACACCAGCATCTGGGTATAATTCATTGTATCTTTGGACGTCTAAAATATTTAATGGTTCTATTTGCTCCACCGCCTTGTTTTGTTTTGTTATTCTGTCTTTGTATTTAATATATTCAAACGGCTGTTTTGATTCATCCAAACTGGCAATTTCTGGTGGCAGTGGTAGCCCTAAATCTTTCATTGTGTAATACTCTTCAAGATCAGCACCTAAACCAGCATAATTATTCTTCCTAGTAGGAAACAAATTGTCATAAGATTTTTTCACTTCATCAGCCGTCACTTCATAACCAGATTCATTCAGAGATTTTACCATTTCAGATATATCGCTGGTATTCATTTGAGAAACCAAACCACTAACAGCTAAGTCTAAACCAATTTGTGCTTTCTTCTCCTTTGTTTTTTCATTTAGTTCCTGTGCATACTCAGCTTGCTTCACCGCCTCATTATACGCCTTTTCTTTCAAATCTAAAATCAGCATTGCTTTTTTATTGGCCAATTCATAATTGCCAGCATCTAAGGCAGCACGAGCGGCCGCTACGGTATTACGATAATCAGTATCTAGTTTTTTTAAACGATTCTGACCAGCTACTTCTTCGGCCGTCACAATATCCCCCTGCATCATTGGCGCATAGCGAGATTGACCAGAGCGAATACCGGCTTGATTTACTACCGCTACATTCATTTTATTGATCTGTATTATATCCTCTTTTCTTTCATTGTAAGCAGATTTTAATTCTTGCAAATTAGCGTTAAAAGCATTTTCACGGGCCAGAGCAAGGGAGTCATAGGAGTCCGCTATACTTTGATAGGTGTCTTCCAGAGCTTGTCTAGCGAGTCTTAGTTTTTTTTCTTCGGGGGTTTCACTTTCATTGCGTAAGTTTTCAGCCATATAGTCATCAGTAGTTTTCCCTTCGTTGACTTTTTCTTCTTTTGGTTTTGGGGAAAGTCCAGCTTCAGCCTGGGTGATAGTCTTGCCGTCTTCAGCAATGGTTTGTCTGGCACCTGTAGATGAGATAACAGCTGGTTCAGATACACCACCATAGCCAAAACCTTTTACAATTTCGTTATATTCATCAAAACGTCCGGCATCTTTGGCTTGTTGCACGGTCATTGTTTCCAGAGAGCCAGGGGCGTAGGTGAGGGTTTTTTGAGAAGAGCCACCGCCTGAATTACTACCAGTTGATTTTCTTTCTGGTTCTTTTCCGGGAGTTTGATAGGAAACAACACCAGAAGCTGTAGTTTTCTTTCCAGTCTTTGTGTTGTATGAAGCTCCTGATTTTGATCTTAGTATTGCCATATTATTATTAAATTAGAAGTAGGTTATGACGATTACTTCGCCACGACCACCTGCCCCACCGGCGCCACTTGTTCCACCCACAGCAGAAGCACCACCCCCACCTCCTCCACCACCGGGTGCGCCACCAGCCCCTCCAGCACCAGCTGTTCCTGTGTTTTTTGAACCACCACCACCCCCACCATCACCACAACCATAACCAGAACGAGAAGTCCCAGCCGTGCCTGCTGTTCCACCAGCCGCACCACCAGCTCCACCACCACCCGCCGTGTAGGCACCGTGTTTTCCACCAGCTACACCATCATTTTCGCTTCCCGGGTCAGATCCATTCATTCCACCTCCTCCACCTCCTCCCCCTCCACAAAATAGTGAACTACCACCAGTAAGACCGTCACCGCTTTGTTCTCCTCCACCTCCACCGCCTCCGCCAAATTCAGCATTTTTACCTGCACCGGCTATATCAGAACCACCACCTTGACCAGAAATACCGTTGGCGGCAGCTGTGGTTGCCGGAGAGCCACCAATGACATCTCCAGAATTATTACCAGATACACCTGCACCAGCTGAACCACCACCACTTCCTCCAGATGCACCAGAAATAGTTCCATTACTACCCTGTCCACCACCATAAGCAACTAAATGTGTTCCAAAAGAAGAACTACCACCGGGATTATCAGAAGCAGGTGCGGATGCTACGGTAACAGCAACGGTTGCCGCCAGATCACTAGCCCTCATTATTTTTTTTGTGATTGCACCACCACCACCACCACTCCCACCAGCAACTTGATTACCAGCTGCTGTTTTGTGGTAACCAGTTCCACCACCACCACCAGCGCCAATAGCAATAACTTCAACCACCTTTGCTCCGGTTGCTTTTGTCCAAGTTCCACTAGCGTCAAATACTTCTATTTTTGTTTTTTGATCTTCAAAAGAAATACCACCGAACGTTGTGGTTGTGCTAAAGGCGTAAGCGACTAGATTTGAAATAAAACTCGTATCAATTTTTCCTGTTCCAGCGAGTGTAGAAACCACGATTGCAGTTGAACTTGCTGTGCTGGAGGCAAGAGAAGAAGGAATAAAATACGGAGTGGTAGAAGAATAACCAGAGGCAATTTCAGAAGAGATAGCAGTTCGGCCGGCACCAGTAGTTGTATGATTTGAAATAGGGACACCCGCCGCTACGGTAGTGTCTACATATTCTTTTGAAGCAGCATCAGAATTTGCTATTGGAAGAAGTGGAATAGTTAGATTTTGAACAAAATTTGCTAACCCATTAAAAGTAGTTGAGGCAAAGGTTGAGGTGGCATTAAATATATTTGTTCCAGACCAAATATTATTTGCCGCTTTTAATGCAGTGATATATCCGCCAGCTGTTGAGGTGGCTGTCGCTAGAGTCGCAGTATCTTGAGTGTCTACATACAATTTATTGGCCACCATAGTATCTGTGGTAGGTGTAGTGCTGACTAGAGTTGTGGAAGAAAAGGTTGAAGTGGCATTAAAAGTCCACGCACCTGAAATAGTTTCAGTGTTTTTCTTGGCGGCAAATTCATTATAGACTTGTGGGGAGTTGGAGATAATTAAAACAGAACCACCCGGATGAGCTTTTTTATAGGCATTATCGGTAGTGTAGGGATAGACAGGAAGTAAACCACGAGATACACCAGTTAGGGTAGCGGTGCCGTCTACATTTTGGGTAATACCAGTAAAGGAAATAAACTCTTGACGAGTTGGGGATGAAGGGTCAATAGTGGCAAAACCAATTTCACCAAAGTTGGTCATTGTTAAATCCGCGCCTGACACTGGAATAGTAAAGGAAGTCAGAGCAATAGAAGTATCAGTGCCACTGACACCAGCGCCACCAAGATAATAATTTTTAGCACCGACAGTGTAATACGAACCAAGATTAGCTGAGTCATCCAAAGGGACAGAATAACCAGCTAAAGACATTACGAAAATGATAGGAGCGATTAAAATTTTTGCTAAGATGTTTATCATATATTTTTATTATAGCACGAAATGTGCAATTATTAAACTAATAAATTAACTTGTAATTATTGCCGGGGCATTTTTTGATAAAACCATATTTGGACCGTGAGCAAGGATTTGGAATTTGGCATCGAGGGTGTCGCATTCGTATTGACTCTGAAATTCAAAGAAGTCTACTGGTCTGATCGGACGGATTCTCCTATATTTTGGCATCTCCACTGGCACTTCGGTTGTTGCACCAAATGGATTTGTTCCCATAGAATTCACACCAAGAGCAGAACCGGCTTGAGCAATCACAATGTAAGTTGACTGATTACCGGACATTTCATAAGTCGGTGATCCCTTAGAACCACCATATTCGTAGTTTATTCGGTGAGTCAAAGTCATATTTGAACTCATATATATTTCGTGGAAGTATTTGTCAAAGTTTTTTAATTTGTTTCTCATTCCGCCATTTCGGTAAGCAAAATAAGCCTTAAATGCAATCGGATTACCAGAGTCCGAGTCAGAAGGATCTACATCATCACGCAAGCCTTCAAATAATAAATAGGTTTCTTTGACGACATTGGAGTGGCCGTATATTCTACCGCCATAATCAGTGAACATTTTGACTGGCATTGTCTGTGGTGGTTGCCAAATCTTTTTCGTAATATCAAAAATAAATACTAGGCTAGACACGGAAGATACGAAGATAGAGCTTCGGAATAAATAAAGGTGAGAATTAGCTAGACTACCAGCTTCGAAATCCGGGGACACATTATCCGAGATCGGAGTTTCCATCAGTTTTCTTTGTCCGCTTTCAGACATTGCGAGTTCCACAAGTTCGTTATCGTTATTCAAATACACAATCGAACCTTTGGTTCGCAAAATTGCTTCTTGAGATATTGCTCCTTGGTTAGAACCCACCACAATCGGTTTTACTTTTACTATTTCCCGGTCAGAGGTTGAGCCAGATGAAAGAATAAATTTGGTAGCATAGACTCTATTCTTACCAGAGAAAATAAACATTGTTTCATCATCGGGCATAAAACCATTCGTGATGTCGTCAAGGATAAGCTGTGAACCTTCACCTGGTAAACGAGGAGTAGAGTAAGCATAATCAGTATAAGAGCTATTTTTTGAAATATAGACTACTCGGGACTTAGAAGAACCGAGATAAACCTGATTTTCTAGCACACCAATCGTGTCATTTATGATTCCTGCGGCCGGTTCATCAGCATTTTGACGAACCATTTGGATAATTTCAGCTCCAGCGGCAAAAGTAAAACCAGTTGGATCAGGTGTTACACCAGTCAAAGCGGTTGTCCCTTCACCTCCAGTGTATTCAAATTCGCGCCAAGTATTACCTGTGTCTTTAATTCGCACCTTTCTTGTTCCAGCGGTTAAAAATCTCTTCTCGCCAAAGGTTTCTGTGCCTTGTTTTGTAATTGTATTGGTAGTTGCAGAAGCAAAAGTCGTTCGGCCACCACTCCATTCGTATAAAATCGCAGAGTGATTCACAAATAATAGGATGTCAAGGAGTTCGGTCGCGTTCCAAATAGAATTAAATCGCACTTTATAAGTAGTTGAGAGTCCTGTCAAGAGTGTTTCCCACTGACTGGTGACTTCGGAGTAATATTCCAGCACACCATTAGCTTCTCGCAGTAAGATTTCTTCTCCAGTGGAGTTTTCCCACTTGTGAGATGACTTTGGCGGAGTAGCATCGCTAGAAGTTTGGCCAAACAATTCTGTCCCCCCTCTAGTTTCCACCTTTTCCTGATCATTGACTAGCATATTTCGGGAGCCAGATACTAAAAGAAGCTCATCAGTAGCCGTAATATCCGGCTTGCTGACATATCCTTTAGATCCTAGCGTTAATTGAAAATCATTTTCTACTGCCATTTTATTTTTGTTTATAAATACCACTACCAAATTGACGGATTCGTCTGATTGGTCTTAAAACTGTCTTTGCCCTGATTGGCTCTGCTGGCTTACTAGCTTTATAATTGGCATACAAACCAGTTTTCTGTCCTGTGCCATATAAAGCATTAGTATATTTCTGTGCTTCTTCGGCTCTTGTTAGGCCATCAGCAATTAAAATACAGCATTCGTTCACAAATAGGTTCTCGGCATCAGGCTCTAAATTGATTATGTCTTCATCAGCAGTCGGAGTTTCTAAGAAAGTTCCGGCTGTATTTCGGAATAGATATTGTGAGTAATAGACCACTTCGTGCATTACAGGTTTTCGTAATTGAATATCATCAATACGGATATTGGTATCAGCCGAAGTGGTGACTAGACCAAAGCGGATAAAGTCCACGGCTGTTTCATCAGGGCTACCATTCTCAGTAGCGTCATTCCAGTCAAAGCGGATAAGATTCCAGCCTTGTCTAAATGAGCCAAAATGAGGCGTGGTGACACTTTGTGACCAATAGTCAGTCGAGTCATCACCCCAGTAAAGAAATGCACTGGTAACGATTGTAGGGTCTGGAATATACACCCACACGAAGAAGGCTGATTGATTCTTAAATCCACTTAAATCAGTGAGATAACCAGTGTTTTCAATATACCCACCAGTGGCGCCTAGATCAAACATCAACGAGCCACCGCCAGTGGTGATGTAGTCGTCCTCGGCCAAATTCGAGGCACCACCACCGGCCGCCCAAGTATCAAGTTCATTGCAGGAGTCTATTTCCTGCGCTGTCCCCACCTCCCTGGAAATTCGCAATACTTTACTGCCATTATTAAATTCAATGGTAAAATCCCTGTCTTTTTTATACAGGTCAAAATTTTCTATATATGATTTAGTGAAGTTATCAGAAGAAAAACGATTAGCTTGCGGACGAATATCCACAATCTTTTTCAAATCTGTTTCAGGAGCATAGTCAAAGACATCCTTGTAAAGAAATAACTCCTTTTTCTTTAGAGTTTCAATCGGATCAATGTTTGAAAGTAAATTTGAGGCGGCCTCTTTGAAGAGAGAATAATCGGAAATACCTTGAACATCATCCAAAGTCGCTCCTCGGAATTTCCTTGATAACGTGCTTTTTAATGATGTGATATTCATAGTATTATTTTTTAGGAATAAATTGAGCAGAAATAGTTGAAGTAGCCTCACCCTCAGTTGAGAAAGTTGCTTTGATATAACGAGTTGGAGTTAAAACATTGTAAATATATCCCACCTCACTAGTGGTTGCGCTTGTAAGAGTTGTAGTGGAAGCCATTGCCTCATCTGAAACTAGACGGTCTTCATACCAGTCAGTTCCATTTTGAGAATAAGAAAGGTTTACATCAGCATCGGAATCGGTGGTTGAAGCAACAGTCATTTTAATTGCTAAAGCGGCTGATTCCATTGGTGTGCCATCATTGATAGCGTTATCAGTGTGATAAGCATCGCAAGTAACACTTAAAGGTGTAGCACTTGATAAATAAGAAGCTACCAAAACACATTCAGAATTGGCTGGTAATTTTCCACCAAGAACAAGAAATCTTCCTTCTGGTGTTGATAACTGATCAATAAGATAAATAGTCACACCAGTTGCGATAACAAGGGCAATGAGTATTTTGTGAATTGTTTTCATTTTTTTTAGATTTAATTTTTAAAAGGTTACGGACCTCATCTTGCCCCCTCGGTCGATAGAAGAGGCAAGGGAGGTCAATAACTATAGACAGGTTGTCGATGTAGCATACGCTGGGGTAGCACCACTAAAAGTTATTTTAGTGAACTCTGTTCCATTATAAACACATAGGCTTGTTACTGAAGTTGTAGCAAGGGTTGAGATACCAGTAAAGGTAGCGGCAGCCCCAGAAACAGCTCCAGTTGCTGACAAAGTGCCAGACAATTCTAGAGAGTCTAAGTTCGTTGCTCCTCCTAAGTCAGACTGTTTGTTATCACCAAATAGTCCAACTACGCCAAGGATCAATGAGATTGAAACCAAAGCGATTAGTATGTTTTCTTTTTTGAACATATTTTGGTATTTTAAAGAATTTTAATAAACTCTTCGCCAAGCGTGTCCAGCCACATTGACTGGACTACTTGACAAGCGATAACTAAACTGTTCCATTACTTCCAGCCACGCCGCCCCAAGACTGAGCAGCTACTCGCTCTCGGAATCTACCGCGCAAGTAAGCAATTCTCTTCTTAGAATATTCAGGACCGATATACTCGGTAGCGAATGGAATTCTCTGGTGTCTTGAGATTTTGTGCATCTTTGAAACAGCAAAGTAAGAAGTGTCAGCATTGGTGTTATAAGTATTGTAATCTGAATCTAGATATTCAGAAGAACCTACAACAAGGCCTGGATAAATATCAGAGAAGTAGTTCAGGTTGTTATTAGCAGTTCCTGACTTCAATTCTGACTTGGTTACTTCCACTAAGGTTGGATGTAACTTAACTGGACATAGCAAACCATCAGCGTGATAGGAAGCTAGATCACCGTCTTGAGCTTTCATTAAGCGCAATCTTCGGATCAAGATAGCTACGTTATCAGCATTAGCAACTCCGGTCTCTAAGTTATCAATAGTATCACCTGAAAGTGAAACGTGAGCATTAGAAATCAAAGCTACTGCATCTGGGGTAGTGACGCCAGTAAAGGCATCAGCATAACTTCGCTTGAAAGCGAATTTATCTCGGGTAGTTCTAGCTCGAACTCCCATATCTCTTGCCCACTCTTCAACAGTTCCGTATTTCTCGGAATCCTCTTGATAAGCTTGAGGAATTGGTAAATCTCTTTCATAGGTCTTGATCTCTACGTTAGTCTTGTTTCCAACACGAACAGTAGCATCTGGCACTTCCTCGTCATCAGCGACTTCGGTGAAAGAGCCTGGACCCATAGACTCGGCAAACTGAACTACACCCCAATCCGCAGTTTTCTGGCGGAAGAAGAGAGTATCGTCAGCACGAACCTCACCCGGCTGCTTTTCCATCTCGTATTCCTGGAACACGATTTCGTCAAGGCCGGACTTAATGGTATCTGGTGCAATAATCATAAAATTATTTTAGATTAAGCTAATAAAGACTAAACGGTAGAACCGAATAGCATAGCGGAGGCGACCAAGACTCTAAGAGTCCCTTTTACAATATCTCCGTTTACAATAAACAAGGCGTGAACGTTTGGATCATCACCTTCGTCTTCATCGATAGTCTGAGTCAAGCTGTTAACATCAAAGGCAACATAGTCACCTTGGATAGCTAATAATTTGGCTGCCGTATCAATATTGGCGGCTGTGGTAGCCTTTCCTTCAAGCATAGTGCCTGGGCCAATAATGTTTACCTCTACTTCTCCATCAGCTGAAGAAGTTTCAGTGGATTCCTTTGTGACAAGACCGACAAGAATATCAGTGCCTTGTTCACCATCGCCGTCTAATACAGGAATAACAAAGTTTCCGCCTGTTCCGCCCCTCTTTACAACTTCTCCTGGCTTCATAGTGACAGTCAGAGAAGAAGTGGTTCGGTCTTCAGCATTGAAAACTTCTACACCGTAATGACTTTTGATGAGTTTAATATCATTGATCATATTTCTGGTTGATTATTTTAATAAAACCAGAACATTGATTATTTTCTAACCGTGTCCCAAGATTGAGTCTTCTCATTAAAGACGACTTTGGTGAACTTTGCTTCCCATTCACCGGTCTTTGGATTCGGCGTAAAGCCTCTTTGTCTAAGAATATTCTGAGTAGCTTGTGGCATATCAGGCATTTTCTTATCTAAAGATCGCTGTCCAGCCCCAGAGGGACCGTGCGCGCCATCCTTGGCTTCATTCGCTCGGGCAATTTCTTGCATTGTGCGTTTGATTTTACCTCGGTTGGCTAGGATGTGAGCATTTTCCAAGTCTTCAACCATATTACCGGTCTTAACTATGGAATTGTCTAAGTGCCAGAGAACGAGTTTTAATTCATCTTCTGACCCTACCAAGGTCTTTGCGTGAGCAATTACTTGGTTTCTAACTAGAGAGTTAAATTCGTCTTTTGTGGCAAATTTATCATCCTCTTGGTCATCATCCTCGACTTTCTTCTTCGGAACGAAGTCCCCTAGCACCTCATTTACATCTCCACCTAATTCGGCAATCCTCTTTAATGTGCTTTTAGCACTGAATTTTGCCTTATCAAGTTCGGAACGAGGTTTCTTGCCTTCCAAATCCTCCAGTTCTTTTTTATAGTCAATGTCCTTTTCGTCACCCTCGGCACCTTCCTTATCCTTGAGTTCCTTGGCCTCTATTTCCTCTGGAGTTAGAGTGGTATCGCCTTCACCTTCGATTTTCTCCTTATTTTTGTCTTCCATATTATTATCTTGACGTAGATATTACGGCCTTTCGGCATTAAATTGCAGTGAGCCTGCATTGCTGACCACTTTTCAGTGATTCGCAACGGCACTCGTGGAAGGACGAATGCCTGTGTGAATCACCGAGCGTGATCTATTTACTAAGATTTTCCATAAACTTCCGCAATAAATCCAAATCATATAACATTGCCTTACCAAAAATTATATCATCTGGGGTTTTGCAGTGTTCAAACATTCGCAGTCCGGCTTGAAAGCGTATCTCTCGGCTCATCATCTTCCATAAAAAGGATTTGCCAAATTCTTGACATTCCTCTTTGAGCTGAGCGACTTCTTCCAAACTAAGTTTACGGCCATTTAGTTTGATTTCCTTGCCAGCCATTATAAGAATGTCTTCCTCAGTAATAGCTTGTAAAAGATTTCGCACTAAATAATTTACTAACACGTTTTTTATTCTGTTTTTAAGGTTCTTTATCATTTTGTTTTTTCCTTCCTAAAAACAATTAGTCTTCGTTTGATACTTCATCGTCTGAAGTCACTTTCTTGTTTGACTTCAATTTGGTTGCTACAGCCTCGGCCTTTGCTTGCTCGGCTACAGTCCTAACTAATCCACCTAGCTTAACGTAAACGTATTCTACGTTATCAGCAGTGGCAACTTCATCATCCTTAATCATATTTGCAAACTTAGCTTTCAATTCTTGTTCATCTTCAGTCTTTGGCGCTCTAGCAAGTAAAGCCACAATTTCTTTAGCCCTAGCCAACTTGGTAGGATTTACAAAAACAATCTCGTCCTTTACTACAACATCATCTACTCCCTCAATTTTTTCTTTTTTTGCCATTGTATTTTTAAATTATATTATTAAATTTGCTCGACCTTCGTCTTATTTGTGGGCGTGGGTTTGACACCTTCCTGCCCCGGAATAAGTCCGGCTAATGATTTCTCGGCATCCTGTCTCATATATTTGGTAGCTTCACCCTTGACTAGTGGTTCTAGTAAGAAATCCCTAGTAATTCCAATTTGGTCTACATAAGGGTTTGCTATTGCTCGGTCATAAACTCCTAGTTTATATCTAGCTTCAAACGCTTCGGTTCGTGGGGTAGCCATTTCAGCAGTCACTTTGACTAAAAATTTACGATTAGCAAAGATAGCAGGGTTCACCAAATGAATCTCTTTATCTTCTCCGGCCTTGGTAGCTAATCTTAATTGTTCAGTCATTTTCTCATCTTCGGTCATTTCTATGCCCGCATAAGCATCAGTAAATTTGATTTGTTCAGATACCATTCGACCGTTCTTAACTTTGTTCTGTAACATAAATGAGCGATATTTCATTCTCGGCACACCACCTAAAATTTGATCTACTTCACCGACTGTTTGATAGCGTAATATATTATCAAGCATCAGCTCACCAGTTTCGGACACCATATTAGCAAGCATTATATACATCACGCCTAGATTAGTATTGGCATTTTGCTGTAAATAATCCACTTCGCCTTTGGTCTTTTGTGGGCCTTCTTGAATACCAGATAATAGCGGATCAACAGAAGTTTCAGACATTGATTTTTCTACTTGTGAAAGAGCATTGAAAGCGGCGTTTGGATTAGACAAGCCAGATAATGGGTGAATAGAAGCATCTTTTGGTAAGTCTGTAACGGATGAAGGGACAACTACTGAACGGTCCATAGCACCAGCACCAACAGTCACAATCGGCTTGTAGGCTTCAATTTGTGAGGCATCGATAGCGGTCTGCCACATTCTATCAGCGAGTTCTTGATCGTTTGAGAGTTTAGCGGCCAAGGATTTGAAGGCCCAGAAGCGCATATTGTCTATTGGCTCCGCACCGAATTTTACAATGTTATACTTTGGCTTATTTTTATTATCTCTATGCTTAATCGGATTGTATTCGGTATTGGGATTAGACACATAAATACCATTGACGTGGACACACTCCTTGTCACCACGGCGGTTGTAATAAGTAATTTCTTCTAGCAAACCATCACCGATCGTGTCATCCACATCATAAAACATTCCATCAGAGCCGGGGACAGCAATTTTACCTACGTGAACGTGTTGCCAATTTTCACTGGTGCCGTGTAAGCCTTCTGCTTCGTCATAAGAGATTCTTCGGCGGTGCATTATTTCTGGTTGCTTCTGCCAATCAAAAACATAAGGGTTGGTGAGTAAGACTTCATCGGTAGGCAATAAGTTATTTTGAAAGCCTGATAGCACATCATCAAGCACTTTCTTTCGGGTATACTCTGAACTGGTGCCTTCTAAAATATCCTGATAGGCCTCGCAGTAATCTACTTTGAGATAGGAAACGGGGTTCACAAGGCCTGAAATAACAGAGTAAAGGAACGTCAAATCATACTTTGAACGGTCCATATTGTATTCCAAAAGCTCTTTCATCACATAGCCAGAGTCTTTATCTTCCTCGTCATCATCATTCTGGGCTATGATATTAGGATAAATCACCCTAGAAGTAAGATGAGCGGCGGTAGAAATGATCTTATTTCGGGTAATTGGCCTAACTCCAGTCCATTGCCATTCAAAATCAGGGTCGTCAGAAGGGGAAGGAGTCCAGGATAACCAGGCTTTCTGGTCTTCGTTCATCCTTTGCACCAAAGACATATCATTAAACTCGGGGAATTGTCTTTGTAATATCTCATCACCAGTTTCTACCGCACTACGGACTTCACTGGTAATTTGCTTGACCGCATCAGAGGGCTGATAAGCGGAGAGAGGTGAAATAATTTTTCCTTTATTATCTGTGTAAGGTGAGGCTAACATTTTGTTTTATGTTTTTAATGTGCCTTCCTCACATTGTTACTAATAATATAACATATTTTTAAAAAACAAGCTAATCAAATTTAAACTGTGGAAAACTATTTTCTTTTTGATGCCCACTTGGGACGATACTGACTGATCTGTGGTGTGCCGATAGTCTGCTTATAAAAACTTAGGGATAAAGCATCCGCACAATTTTCCGCTAAAATACCATTAGCATAATAAACATTATCCCTATCAAGAGTTAGATTAAATACTTTTGTTTTTCCACCTCCAATGGCTTCCACACTTTCTACTGCAACAGCTTGTAGGCCTATGCCGATTTGCCATAAACTCTTTTTTACAGACCAAACAAATTCTTTTATCAGTGTTATACACTTTATTTTTCCATATTGTTTTTTGTTCACATTTTCTACTGCAATATTTTTTTGTCTTGTAGTATGCTTCAAATTCTCGTCCACACTCAATACACTTTCCTGTGATGACCTTAGGATTATCCCATTGTTTTCTTGCGTGTTCTCTGTGCCATTTTCTACCTTCATCGGATTTGTGCCATAAAGAGGCAAGCGGACGGATAGCCTCGAGTTGCTTATCATTTGATTTCTTATAGTCCTTATCATCAAATCGTTCCAGCATATGGTGGCGTGAGTGCTTTGTTGATTCAACCAGTTGTAAATTCTTTGGGTTATTGTTAAAGGTATTTCCATCAATGTGGTGGATAGAATATCCATCAGGAATTTGTTTGCCTTTGTTATTATCTTGCCAAACTCTGTGATGTAGTGGTTCTTTTTTCCGCTGTCCTCTTCCGTCATAAATGTCGGCATAAAAATATCTGCCTGCTTTCGTAGGCCAATATTTACGTCCTTTATAAATAATAACTTTTTTAGTTTCCATAATATATTTGAAAAAATGTTCCTTGTTTCTATTATATCAGTCAATAGTAATGCGTCAAGCGGAATAAAGCCTCGTTTTGTTAGTATTTTATGTTTTGGTTTACCTGTCAAGGTTGTGCCGTTAGAGAAAGATACCTTGATTAGCTTATCAGTTTCTACTTCCCATTTTTTAAGTATCTCCCGTTCTCCATAAGGGGTTATGACACTATCACCAGCAGATAAACTTTCTATGTTTACTTCACCATTTCTAGTTAATATATTTGTTCCAGCCACAAAACAGTCCGGGCTTTGCACTCCCTCCTTCAACATTTCATCTTTACTTTTAATCTTAACCTTCCTATCACTCTGAATTTTATAGCGGACATCGAGTAAATCCATCCAACCGTTACCTTCAAGTTCAGCCGTAGCCAGCCATTCCCTTAATCGCCAAAACATTTCTGCCCTTTTATTTATGAAGTTTTCAGTATCATCAGCACTTTCGCCAGCCATTACACCCACGACAATAGTTTCTATCTCTTGATATTCTTTCAAGCGGTCATACACTGGTTTTCCGATTCCCACCTTGTCAATATAAATTACATCTGGATTTAATTCTTGTGCAAACTTTAAAATCACCCCGGCAAAGTTCATTGTGTCCGGGTTGTTTTCTTTGTAGATAATCTTCGCTCCATTCTGGCCACGGTAAACAATTACACTTTGGTTGCTACCTTCACCAGCTACATCGCAAGACAAGGATGTTCGGCCAAAGAGTTCTACTTCTTTGCGAATTTTAGATAACAAAACTTCTTCCACAATCAATGGAGAATAACCTGACGTATCAATCGCATCAGCACTTGGAAACTTACACTCAAACAACACATCAAAGAATGGTTTAGTTCGAGCTTCATCAATAAATTCTTGCGTATAACGGCCTTCTTTCAAACCTCGTTCATAATCTATAAAAACTTTATGATATTTTTCATCGTGCCAGCTTCGTAAAAAATGATTACGATAAAAGGGATTACCAATTTTGCAATAGAAAGCATCGGCTCCTTTACCGGCAATCATACGGAAAACAGTAGCCTCAATGTTATCAGGAATCAATCCGGCTTCGTCTTCCACGACTATTTTTGAACCAGCACCCATCGCTGATTCAATACCCTTTTTAGAATTACCAGCTTGAACAGATACCACAAAGATACCACCGCCATTTTTTAGTTTAATTCGCTCTTTGCTTTCCTCCATCCGCAAGCGGTCAAGTTTAGAGTCTTTTTCTAATTGCGAGTAAAATAGGATATTATCCCCTAAGTGGTCAATGAAGTAACGCATTATAATCTTCGCCTTTTCATTCGTTGGGGCCACCACAGAGATCATTTCCTTTTGAATACAGGTCACAATAATACTAGCCAAAGCTACAAACAAACTCTTACCATACTGAGTGGCAGTTAGAATTTCTACTCTCGGATGCACCCGGAATACTATCTCAAAGAAAATCTCTATCTGGCCATCAGTAGCCACTTCACTAGCCTTTTTGCCGTCTATTTCAAATAGGCTTAATAATTTTAGACAAATGTTTCTTTGTTCATCAGTCATTTTTTGAACTCTTAATCCAATTATTTATAGATGTGGCCAACTCTTCTATACCCCCATTCTCTGTTCTGCCACCAGTCACTAGCTGATAATTCTTAGTAACTATATCCAAAGCATAAGTTAGGTCACGATATTTTGCTCGGCTACGAGTAGCTTTCATTCGGTCTAAAACCTCTTGGCGTTCATCTTCTAGTTGCTGAGCCAGTTTATCAATAACTGGTTTCATTACCGGGCTATCAAATAATTTACTTGGATCTCTTGCTGTTCTTGGAGAATAACCAGCTTTAATCATTGCAGAGGCCTTAGAGCCACCATCTGCTAGTAAATTTGTCAATGCCCTTTGCTGTTTAATAGTTGGTTTCTTAGCCATAGTCCCTATATTTTATCACACTTTAACATTTTCTCCTAGTATCGATAAGAAAAGATTTGCCACAGCTTCTTCAATAGTCGAACCTATTTCCTCAATTTTAACGTAGCCAAGTTCTATATCTTCAACTGAACCACTGGCTCGCCACCCAGATGTGACTCGTTCTATCGTGTCTATTTCCTTCCCACACGCTTCTATAAGCTCGGAGAGAGTTGGATATTCCCAATCAGCATTATCCCATTTTAATTCAGAAGATTCTCCGTTATGACACTCTAGATACCATTCTTTAAAAACAAACCCTGCATCTTTTAATTTCTTTGCTAATTCGTAATTCATTTTGTTTCTAGATTATTCCCGGCTAGTCTTTTCTTGCTTTCAAATAAAGTAAAACCATTTCTTTCTGTCCGGGGAGTGTTGTTATAAATTGTTTTTACTCTAGCCAAATACTTTTTATCATAAGGGATGCCTTTGATTCGACAGGCTTCTTCCGTTTGAGTTTTTAAGAATTTAACTACTTGGCTGTTCATCTTACTTAAATATATTATCTATGCTGTCATCAATTTCAGAATTACTCATTTGTAAAAAATAAGTTGGTCTTTTCTTTTTACCTTGCTTTACATCGTTCCAGCCAGCGGCCAATTCGGCCATAGCCTCATCAAGGTGACCTCCTAAAACTTCCTCTACCTTTCTATAAGGATACTCACTATAGAAAATCACTTTATACCCATACATTTTATACGTTTTTTCCTTAATCTTTTTTTGCTTTTTCATTTTATTTGAACTTTACGTCCTGATTAGCATCACTTCTAAAATCTTCATCATCCTTTGGGTATAATTTATCATCTAGCATATCCCAGAGGGTTTCTTTCTTTTCAGCGATAGCGGAGTCAGTGGTTATAAGGGAGGCAGAAGCCGAGCAAGCGTTCTCGATAGCTAGGCGAGTTACCTTTACCGGATCAAGCACAGTGTCTGGAATATCTAATACACCACCAGCATTGTCTTGAATTCTCTGATAAGGAGCTTTTAAGATTTCATACAGGATATTATCCTTACCTAATTCCTCGGCAATTTGAGCTAGGGCTTTACCACCTCCAGCTACTACACCTTCAGCCATTGCCGCTTTGGCTGCATTTACAGCATCTTCAATCTTTAATTTCAAATAACCTCTTTCGCTTTCAGTGGAGGCACCGACTCGGATTATGCCCACACCAGAACGGAGTGAGCCAATTCTTCTCTTTAATCTTTCGGCAAAAGCTGGGTCCTTCTCCATTGCTAAATGCTCTTCAATCAGTTTAACTCTTTCATCTACCAAATCACCCTCACCAGCACCACCAGAAATAATTACATCATCTTCGTTCACAATAATCTTCTTAGCAAAACCAAGGTCTTGGTATTTGACTTTATTCAATTCCACTCCTAGATTCTTATTTACAAAAGCTCCTTTGACATAGACAGCCACGTCTTCTAATTGCTCGGTGGTCATTGACGGAGCTTTAACTGCTAGAATTTTCATTGCTTCGTATTGCTTTCCGTCCGGGCCAACCGCTCCTTCACGCGCTACTTTCATTGAATAAGCAATACTTCGAATAAATTGCTTATCAAATTTTTCAGCCACAATGGCTAATTTCATTTTACCGTTGGCGTTTAATTCTTTGAGTAATGGTGTAAGGCCTCCGGTGTTTTCTATTTCGTGATTACACACAAGAACAGGGGTATCAGTCCATACTGCTTCCTTCTTGGTATTAGTTATCATAATTGGACTAGCATAAGTTCCATAGAATTTCATACCTGTAATGGTTTCAGGCTCAATGGAGTATTTAGTATTAAAATTATCTTCTACGGAGATATAGCCTTTCTCACCGAGGGCTTCAATCATTCCAGCAATCACCTTGGCAAATTCCTCGTTTTCCAAAGAGATCGCAATAATTTGATTTAACTCTTCAAAACTAGCCACCGGTCTAGACATTGCTTTTAGTTTTTCAATAACAATTTCCTTAGCCTTATGTATCTCACGGAACATTGTCATTGCATCAGCCCCAGCACCAAGGACATCATAAGCTAATCTTTCAAAACAGGTTTCTACCACTTTACAAGCTAATACAACTGTGGTGCTTGTGCCGTCGCCAGCTTTCTCATTGGTCTTCATTGCCGCCTCCACAATGGTTTGCAGGCCAAGATCCGCCACCGGATTATCTAAATAAGTATTTCGAGCAATAGTCACACCGTCATTGGTGATAAGCGGTGCTTTGTATTTTTGCTGAATAATACAGTTTCGCCCTTTTGGACCCAAAGTATTACCCACTAAAACATCTAGGATTTTGACTCCTTCCAATAATTGATCCCTGCACGCCTTCCCGACAGATATAATTTTTTTAGTCATTTGTTATTTCACACTTAACTCCGTAAATACGGGTTGATAAAGAGAGGCCAAGCCTTTTCAGGTCTGCCTCGGTGCCGGAAATTATATGTCCGGCCGTTTCGTTCGCTTCAATATTGTTGCCACAAACTCTAACTATTTCACTTTCAAGATCCGCACGAGTGGCGTAATCTGAAGATGAAAATGTAATTGGTTCTTCCATAGATTTTTTAATTAACTAATAAATTATTTAACTTCTGGTGTATTTTTTGCTACTTGTGAATTTAAGAATTGAACGATCTGGCTTATGGTAGCTGTATTCTTCTCTACCTGATTCTGTGTTCGGATCACGGTATAGACAAAATATCCTTCTAAGACCAAGAGCGCTCCTGCTACTAAACTTATAATTGAGATTAAAATTGCTTTTTTCATATTGTTTTAATTATATCATTTAATAAAATGTTTGCAATGCCCATAATAACAACGACACCCAAAATATTAAGATAAATACTTTCATTTTCTTAATTGTCTATCAAATTCTTCAATGAACTTTCTCACTTGGTCTTCAGTCCCAACCGACCCTGCTTTACGATGTTTGGTAATACGGTGTAAAGCATATTTCAGGGCTTGATAAACCATTTGAATTTCATCTTCCTCAATAACTAATTGCACTACTTTTTTCTCTTGTAATTTCATTTTTTTAATTTCTTAAAACTTTTAATCTCTACCTCATATAACTCACCAAAACCTGCCAGAAATTCAGCCGTGCCTTTATCAAACGAAAGTATATTACATTGTGGTAATGCACTATTCCACATATACGCTTTAATAGTTCCCTTTTTTACTTTTGTTTTTTTTTTCATTTTAGTTGTTTAATAAATTTAACAAACTCACGCCAGTGGGCTGGCGACATCCAACCGCACTCAAACGATTCGTCTACATCAAAGCAGTGTTCGGTGACTTTGCCTATCGGTGCATCTGCCATTTTCCTAAACCGTTTCATCATTTCCTTATACCACGCCTTTCCTTCTTTGCTCTCAACGATAGTCTTCCAGAAGGAAGGGTAGTCTTTAGTGCCGTAAACTTGCTCTAGACAGTTTTTGTTCATATCCACCCCTGCTTTAATATCATCTTGGTATTGTTTAGCATCCATTGGCACTTCTACTTTCATATCTGATGGTTTACCACACTTGGTGCATATAAAACAACAAGTTCCTTCATCGGCTTGTGAAACCTTCAATTCAGCATCACAACATTTACTTTTTACTTGTCTATTCATTCTATTTCTTCTTTTAACATTTTAATAATAGTATCTAGGGCTTCATTATATCCAAACCTATAATCTTCTACTCTACCTTTTCCAAACTCCATATCAGCACTTATTTCAAACTCTGTGTCTTTCCTTTCCCCCTCCACTCTTTGGATGAGGTTTTGGATGAACGAGGTGTGAGAGGAGCGGAGGAAGGATTTGACCTTTGCTCGGTATTCATCTACTTCTTCGTAATTGATAACAGCTTCGTGTCCTTCTTTTATAAGTTCAAATAAATCTGACTCAATTTTTTCTATATGTTTCATTTTAATTTATGCTTAATTCTAATTTTACAAAACGCACAGCCCCATTCTTTCTTTAGCCGAACCATTATAGCATTACACTTGGGGCATCTTTTATCAGCTTTTCTTCTGTTATCGTAGAGTTTCATTTTGGTCTATGTCTTTTATCTTTTCTAGTAAAGTTTTTATTTAAGCAACGATATTTTGGGTCAGAGTTGCAACCTTTATTTGGTGGACATTTAGGACAGTGTAGTTTTCCTTTATAGGGTTTCATTTTGGGGTGGGGGTTAAATTATTTTACCACTTGATATTTTTCCACATCTTTGGCACTCTAAAGTCATTATTGTTTTATTTTCTGATTCAATTTCTTTATAGTCACAACCATCAATCGGCAATCCCTCTCTTAAACTATACCATATCCCTATTACCCAGCATTGCCATCTATTTAGTATTTTCACCCCCTTTATTTTCTTTGTTTTAGGCATTTTAGTTTTTAAAGATAGATTTGTAAATAATTGAAAAACAATGTTGCCCTATATATATTTCAATTTCACTATAACCCATAGTAATTATGTTTGTGCTTCTAAATTCAATAAAAGGCGGATAATGTCTAACAACTCTTCTGTGAAATATACCTATTTTATTTTTCATCTTTTTTAGCTATTTAGCGGTTAGGTTAGTAAATTATTCCTCAATGATAAATCCTAATGCACCCAAGAAACTAGGTAATTGACTTCTTTTTAAGACTTTAGTTCCACCACGACCAAAAAATTTAGCACAGTTTAATTCAGCACCACTGAGGTAAGCACCACGGAGGTCAGCACCACGGAGGTCAGCATCACGGAGGTCAGCACCACTGAGGTCAGCACCACTGAGGTCAGCATCACGGAGGTAAGCACCACGGAGGTCAGCATCACGGAGGTCAGCATTACTGAAGTCAGCATTACTGAGGTCAGCATTACCTTTCTCAATAATCGCCTCTTTATAAGTAGTCTTGGTGCTTTGGAATATAATTTCACCAGTCCAACGATTTTTAAAAGCTATACCGATAACCCTTTCTTCTGTTTTTTTATCAGTTTCCTCTACAAACTTCTTTAGTTCTTCTATTTTATTTAATGCTTCTTGTTTTGTCATATTATTTTTTTATTATTCTCAACGAGTGAGAACGAGTTATCTTGCTAGACTTGTGAGAGTGGGAGGTGGGGAGTAGGAATGAATTTTTACCACGTGTCATTCCTCTACCGTCCCAGGAAAGCCCTAGAACTTTATAGGTTTATCCCCCATCTCCCACCCTCTTTGATTTGATTATCGGCTCTCGCTAGTATATCTTAGTGCTATTATTTTCTGTAGGAGTCGAACCTACCAGTCCCAGACTCAAATAGGTCGCAGATATACTAGAGCGAACCGACAATCTTGTTGTTAAATAACTTTCTCCTTCCACCTCGGCTCTACAAACTTCTTGTCACATACTTCACATCTTATCTCGGTCACCCATTCGCCACCAGAGATGACTGGCTTACCGTCTTTGTATCGGTTATTTACAGGGCGGTAGTTGTGTTTGAGGCAGGACATAATTAAATTTTAAATTTATCTGCTATACCGTCTAAACTTTTTAAATCTTGTGCTTTCGCATACTCTGTCCGACCTCGTAATTTACAGAGTTGTCTCCATTTATCGTTTAAAATCTCGTAAATAGGTAAATCACACTCTATTTTTTCACAATCTTTATGCTCGTGACATTTTACATATTTAAATCCGGTAATTTGGATAGCGTTGTCTTTAGAAATAGCACCCTGATCTTGTAAATATTTCCAAAAATCAATATAGGTGTATTTACCTTTTTTGTCTTCTTTCTCAACCCGATATTTTTCTACTTCTTTTTCAAACTCCCTTAATTCTTGATTAGAATATTCTGGGAATCTTTTTTTACTAATTTCTTCACTATATTCTTCCTCTTTTTTAAATTTTGACATA